AAGCAAAAATGATATGGGGGAAGTTTTATCCATTAGGTCTTCAGATGAAGATATTCAAAAAATATTATATAATTTATTTTATGATGTTTTAAATGTAGAATTTAATCTATGGCCGTGGATTAGAAACATGTGTAAATACGGGGATTTTTTCCTAAAGTTAGAAATAGCAGAAGGATTTGGTGTTTATAATGTTATACCTTACTCAGCTTTTAATATAGAAAGACTTGAATACACGGACCCTGAAAACCCATCCAAAGTAGTATTTAAATTTGATCCGGATGGAGTAGTAGCCAGTGATTATGGTTATTTTAATGTTCCGAACCAGGATACTGGAAATGCAGGTTCTATTATTTTTGAAAACTATGAAATGGCTCATTTCCGTCTTCTTACGGATGTCAATTATTTACCATATGGTAGATCTTATATAGAACCCGCTAGAAAATTATTTAAACAATATATGTTAATGGAGGATGCTATGCTTGTACATAGAATAGTTAGAGCACCCGAAAAACGTATTTTTTATTTAAATATTGGTTCTATACCACCTAATGAAATAGAAGCCTTTATGGAAAAAACTATTTCAAAACTAAAAAGAACCCCTTATGTAGACCAAAAAACAGGTGATTATAATCTGAAATATAATATGCAGAACCTTTTGGAGGATTTTTACATCCCAGTAAGAGGTAATGATACATCTACTAAAATTGAAACTACTCCAGGTTTACAATATGATGGTATTACTGATGTAATTTATTTAAGAGATAAATTATTTGCAGCTTTAAAAGTACCTAAAGCATTTATGGGGTATGATGAAAATCTAGAGGGTAAAGCTACATTAGCCGCTCAAGATATTAGATTTGCAAGAACTATTGAACGTATACAAAGAATTATTACATCTGAGTTGTATAAAATTGCTATGGTTCATTTATATTCACAGGGTTATGAAGGAGAACAGTTAGCTAATTTTGAATTATCCTTAACTAACCCATCTATTATATATGACCAGGAAAGAATAGCATTATTAACTGAAAAAGCTACATTAGCTACTACATTATTAGATAATAATCTACTTCCTACAGATTGGGTATATCAAAACATATTCCACTTATCTGAAGATCAATATGATGAATATAGAGAACTTATTTTGCAAGATAAAAAACGTAAATTTAGACAAAATCAAGTAGAAAACGAAGGAAATGACCCGATGGAATCTGGTAAGTCATATGGTACACCCCATGATTTAGCTTCTTTATATGGTAAGGGTAGAACAACTTCTGATCCTAATAATCTACCAGATGGGTATAATGAAAAAATTCCATTAGGTAGAAAAAAAGAAAGATCTACTAATAGAAATACTCAAGATGATAATTTTGGTAAGGATAGATTAGGGATAGATAGTATGAAGGATTTAAAACCAGATACTGATCTTAAAAATAATTTTAGTGGTAACTCTCCATTAGCTTTAGAAGCTAGGGGGCATGCTAAAAGATTTAATGACATGTTAAAAGATATACCATCACCTTTAAAGAAAAAACTTATTTTTGAAGATGATAAGTCTGGAGAATCTTTATTGGATGAATCCAATATTAAGGACTAGATATTTTCATATATTTATAAAAAAAACCTAGAATGAAAATCAAACACTCCAAGTATCGGAATACAGGTTTGTTGTTTGAATTGCTTGTGAGGAGGATCACCGCAGATACTCTTTCCGGAAAGAAGTCACCTGCATCCAAACTCTTAAAAAAATATTTTGTAAATACAGAATTAGGTAAAGAGTACAAATTGTATGAATCATTTTTTCAAAAAAGAGGTATTAGTGAATCTAGAGCTTCTTCTGTTATTTCTACAATTTTAGAATCTTCTAAAAAGTTATCCAAACAAAAACTAAAAAGAGAAAAGTATAATTTGATTAAGGAATTAAAGGAAAGTTATAATATTAATAATCTTTTTAATACTAAAATTCCTGAATATAAGGAGATGGCTTCCCTTTATCAATTAGTAGAAGCTTATAATTCTTCGGAAGTTAATCCTTCTTTACTTATAGAAGTGAGATTAAATTTAATGGAATTTCTAACCCAATCTAAGGTAGATAAAGATTCTGTTGTAGATACAGTGATGGAAGAATTTGGTTCTTATGATAGTGATCTTAGAGTTTTAACTTATAAAATATTATTAGAAAAATTTAATAGTAAATATTCTACTTTAAATGTTGACCAAAAACGTATTTTAAGGGAATATATTAATAGTGTTGACTCTACTTCTACTTTAATGGAATTTTATAATTCAGAAGTATCTAATTTAAAGGGTATTTTTGAAAAATCTATTTCTAATATTAATGATAAAGCTTTAGTAATTAAGTTAAATGAAGTAAAGAAATTTTTAACCCCTATTTCTAAAACACAAAAAGTTACAGGTGAAAATTTAGTTGATTTGTTACAATTTTATTCTTTAACTAATAAACTAAAATAATGCCTGTTACTAAAGCATCTGAAATAGATCCTAAATTCATTAAAAAAATAGAGGATCAGTATGGTGAAGTAGACATGACTAATGATTACTTTGATTTAGAAGACAGTGTTTATTATAAAACAGTAGATATAAATAAAGAAACTGGGGGTATAAAGCATAGATTAATTCAATTACCTTCATTTGCGGAGTCCTTAAAGAAGTTATCTACAGCACTTGACTCCATAAGAAAATTAGCTACGACTGATGCCGGTAAAAAAGATCCTAAAGTTTCCGATTTATTAGTACAAATTAGGGATATATTTAATTCTTATAGGACTCATTTAAGAAAAAATTATCCTGATTTATATAGTAGTATTAAAAACCAATTAGAAGAAATATCTTTATCTGGTGGGGGTGTAGCCGGAGGGACATTTACGCCAGGTATTGGGGCACAATATGCAACCCCATTTGCTTTTAATCCTGATAAAAAAGCTAAGGGAACAGCACGTAATTATTATTACAAATTAGGGTATAAACCGGTCCCAAAAAAAATTAAAGGATCAGGATTAGAAGTTAAACAGTTATTTCAAGAAGAGGAAACTTCTCCCGAGTCTAAATTTCATAGTGATAGGATAGATGATTTTGATTCTATTACTAATGACCTTAATGATATTTATAAATTGGTATCTAATGCTAAGAATAAAACTATAGATTATTATAAAGAAAATCCTAAATCTTTTCAAGTAGTTCAACCTACTACTTTATTAAAAGATTATTTAAAAGATATAAAAAAATTATTAAAAGTATAATATGAAACCCACTACTCTACAAAACCAATATAACCTTATAAAAGAAGGAAAGGGTCATAAGGGTGTATTTTTAAATGAGGCAAAAAGATTATTCCCTCAATACATTCCTAATCACTTTGGATTTGATGCAACTGTTAATATTTTAAAACAAAAATCTGTTTTATCTGAAAATTTATGGGGTGTTGCTACTGGTAAAAAAGAACAGCCTGAATGGTTTAAAATTTTCAATGAAAATTTAACAGAGGCAGAAGCTAAAATAGAGGAAAAAGAGCCTACTAAAGATGTAGTGGACCAAGAAATAGCTGGTTACGACTATAAGGATAAAGATAGTATTGATAACCAAAATGGGGAAGAATTTTTAACTGGATTTTATGCTGAAATGCAAAAACCTGAAAATAAAGATAAATCCGTTTCTGAATTAAAAGATATAGTAAGAAAAAATTTAGCTAAAAATGAACTTTACTATGTTGAAAATGGTCAATTTGGTTTAGATGGTGTTGGATATAAAACAGAAGCTCCAGGATTAGGTGAACCTGTAGAAGCTAAAGGAAAATATAAATCTTCAGGATATGGGGATCTTAAAGAGGAAATAAAAAAATTAATCAAAGAAGAAATGCAATCTTTCCCTTCGGAAGGTACTTTATCAATGATGAAAGATGCCTTAGAGGATGTAGAAGATATGGAATTAAGCAAGGAAGATGCTGTTCGCCTTACTATGGATTTAAATCCTTCTTTTAAAAAATTTGAAACTCAATTAAGACAATTAGCTGACCCAATGTTTGGAGGATGAAAAATTTACTTGTAGAAACTCAAAACTTTAAACCATTACAAACCCTTACTGAGGCTAAACACTCTAAAAGAGGTAATCCTATAGTGGGAGGGGTTATGGCCACCGCTGAAGTTAAAAATGGTAATGGTAGATATTATTCAAAAGGTTTATGGGATAGAGAAGTAGATAAATACCAAACATTAATTAATGAAAATAGAGCATTAGGAGAACTAGACCATCCTGATTCACAGGTTATTAATTTAAAAAATGCATCCCATAATGTTACTAAATTATATTGGGATGGAGATAATTTAATGGGCTTTATAGAAATTTTACCTACACCAGCGGGTAATATATTAAAAGCACTTATTGAAAGTGGTATTACAGTTGGTGTGTCATCTCGGGGTATGGGTTCATTGGAACAAAGAGGAGATTTATTAGAGGTACAAGATGACTTTGAACTATTATGTTGGGATTTTGTATCTACCCCCTCTAATCCGGGTTCATTTATGCATACTATAAAAGAAGGTAAAGAAACATCTCTTAATACCTATAAAGAAGCTCATGATATAGTTAGAGAAATTCTTTGTGGTAAGGGTCAGTGCCCCATTCTTTAGATTTCTTTACATATGTATTAATGAATATACTGTTCCTAATGCAGTATCCTTATTATTATTTTTTATTACGTTTCCTAATAAACGTACTTCACTAATTTAATTTATTGAAAATGAGTCGAGATTTATTGCGAGAGGCTATCGCTGACGCTAAAGCAGTACGTGAGTCTGCTATTGCTAATGCTAAGGCCGCTCTAGAAGAAGCTTTCACTCCCCATTTAAAAAATGTCCTAGCTGAAAAGATTAAGGAATTAGACGAGGAGGATGATATGAAAGAGGGTTATGGTAAAAAGATGGAAGAAGGTGCCCATGAAGACGATAAAATGGAAGAAGGCCACATGTCATCTCCAATAATGCGTAGAGGTTTAGAGGGTGATGATCCCGCTGAGCTAGAAACTGAAAAGATGCGTATGATGGAAAAAGAAGATGACATGAAGGAAGGAAAACATGAAGTCGAAGAAGGTAAGCACGAAGAAGTCGAAGAAGGTAAGCATGAAGAAGTCGAAGAAGAGCTTTCTTTAGAAGAGCTTTTATCCGAACAAGAAGAAGAAGAAGTTGAAACAGAAGAAACCGAAACTGAAGGTGAAGATGAAGAAACTGAAATTGATCTTGAGGACATGACTGAAGAAGATCTTACTAAATTTGTTGAGGAAGTCATTAAAGACATGGTAGAAGCTGGTGAACTTGAAGCTGGTGATGCTATGGAAGATGTTTCCGAAATGGCCCATGGAGATAAAATGGAGGAAGGCTACCATGATAAAATGGAGGAAGGCTACCATGATAAAATGGAAGAAGGAGCCCATGATAAAATGGAAGAAGGAGCCCATGATAAAATGGAAGAGGGTTATCACGACAAAATGGAAGAAGAACTCTCCGATTCTGATGTAAAAAAAGTTGATAAAGAAGTTGATGCCGTAAGAGATGATCTAGATCAAATAGCTAAATTAGCTAAGGATGCTGGAGAAGATGCTGAGGATATTAAGGATGTTATTGACGAAGAAGCAAAAGAAAAAGAACTTGCCGAAGCCTATCAAGTTATTAATAAACTTAGAAGAGATATTAACGAAGTTAATCTTCTTAATTCTAAATTGTTATACACTAATAAAATCTTCAGAAACAAAAATCTAACTGAATCACAAAAAGTTAAAGTGCTTAATTCTT